CGCGCCTCGGCGATGATCTGCGCCCGCGTCACATCCACTGACGTTCCGGCGTCAGATCAGGGAAGCCGCCGTAGTTCACGACGTTGTTGAACTTGTAGTTACAGGTGCCGACTGACTTGCTGCACCCAGGCGTGATCGTGAAGGTGTCGCCCGGAGCCACCTCGCGGCCCAGCGGCAGCAGTAGGTACAGCGCCTGGCCGAGCATCGTCTTGACGTCGGTCGACAGGCCCGTGGCCGCGCCCGAGGTCATGGTGAGGATGCCCATGGCGAAGAAGTCGCCGAACAGGGGTGGCGATCCGCCGCTGGCCGCACTGCCGTTGTCCGTCCAGCTTGTGCTGGTCGTGTTCATCAGCAGTTCTTGCGCGGTGTTGCCGTAGATGTTGTAGCTGACCGCACCGGCGACCGCTGGCCAGCTGACCGTGATTTCACCACCGCCCGTGGGCGGCGAGTTGGGCTGGATCACGCCCGAACTGATCGGACTGGCCGCGCTTTCCTGCCCGTTCGCGTCGATCGAGCTGACGCTGTAGTGATAGGTGCCAGGCGGCAGGAACTGCCCCGCGATATTGCCCTGCCCGACCAGCGTGGGCGCGTTCGGCGTGCCTGGCGTGGCGGCGACGGTGTAGCCGGGAATCGTGACATCCCACACCATCGGGTTGATCAGGCTGCTGACGGTGCCGGTGTAGGTGTAGGGCGTCATGTTCAGCAGGCAGCCGCCGACGCCCTGCGGGTCGACCGTCGAGCCGAGAACGTGCCTGCAGGTCGGGTTGATGTAGATGCCAAGCTGCCGCTGCAGCTTCCACATCGCGGACTGCGCCTGCGCCTGGAAGCCGTCCGGCGTGGCCTTGATGGTCGCCAGCAGCCCGGAAAACACCCAGAGCACGCCATAGACTGGGTTGATGTTGCTCATGAAGCCGAAGCTGACCGTGGCGTTGTCGTACACACCACTGATCACGTCCGCCTCTTGCAGCACCGGCAGCCAGGCGGCGCGCGTCTGTACGTCACTGACGGACGCCGAATTGGTCAGGGTGAGCTTGATGCCGGTCAGGCCGGCGGCCGGGGCATAGACCGTGCTGCCGACCGCCAGCGGGGCATCGAAGTCGCAGAAGGACTGCATGACGCCGTCGGTGCGGATGACTTGCGCGACCGTGCTGATATGGCCATTGGCGAAATCCGCCGCCAGCAGGGGATTGATCGCCCTCACTCGAACACCTCGATCAGCTTGATCGCGTCCATCGCCACGGCGGATTGCGAGGGGTTGGCGGCATTGGCGATCGCGTAGCCGGCCGAGCTGTCGAAGCGGGCGCACAGGGCATACGAGCCGGACGCGAGGACGCTGCTGCCGAGTACTGGCGCGGAGCCGGCGGCGTAGACCAGCGTCGGTTGCCCGTTGATCACCTGCAGCGTGTAGCCGCTCGGCGTGATCGTCAGCCCGTCGATATGGAACAGCGGATGATTCACGCCAGCGATCGTGATCACGCACGGATACTGCAGCGTGCCGGTGCCGTTGACGGAGGGCGACGCAACGCCGGGGGTGACGCTGCCGGAATCGGTGAAGGTCAGGCCAGTCACGTCGGCGATCTTGCCGCGCGTCCCGGTGCGACCATAAACGCGATAGCCGACCGCGCCGGCCACCGCCGTCCATGTCACCGTGACGCCACCGGTCGATGCCAGCGCCAGCGACGTCGTGGTGCTTGCCAGCGTCTCGCCCTGCGCGTTGTAGGCCGTCACCGCATAGGTGTAGGTGGCCGCCGTCAGCGTGCCCGTGGTGGCCGCCAGCGTGGGCGCAGCGGGGGCGTTTATCTGCGTCCCGGCGCCGAAGTTGAATGCGGTCAGCGTGTTGTATTCCGGATGCGTGTAGCGAAAGGACAGCAGCGTGCCGCCCATCTGATTCCAAAATGCCATCAGCGTTTCTTTATCCGCCCACGTCAGGTTCCGCGCCGGAATCATGAATGGGTACCGAACATAGCCGGATCGAAGCGTCCGGTATTCGAAAGCCGAGTTGGCGGCGATGGCAACAGGCCACGGACTGCTGACCTTCGTTTGGTTGAACCGGTTGCCGTACTGCAGCGCCGGGAAAGCCTGTCCGCTGTATGCCATCGGTCAGGCCGCCAGGTTGAGGTTGGAGGAAGCGCCGCCGAGCATCATCGCCAGCTCGCGTTTCACGCTGTCCAGCGAGCCGAGCACGCTCTGGCTGTCCATCGCCTGGATGTTCATGTTGATCGTGTGGCCACCCATGCCGCCGCTGCTCAGTGCGTTCGTCAGCAGCTTGTTCGTGGAGGTGTCCACCACGCGCTCGCCGGCGTGGATCTGCGCCACCATGTCGTGCGGCACGGTGTCGATGCCGGTGGCGAAGCTGCCGCCAAGCATGGAAAAGATCGAGCTGCCGATGCTGCTCCAGAATCCACCGCCTGCAGACGATGATCCGAGCGATGATGCTCCCGATCCGGCGCCCGATAGCATGGAGCCGAACAGCCCCAGAATCCCCTGCCCCGCTGAGGAATTGCTGGCCGAGCCGGTGATGCTCTGCGCCAGCGACTTGGAGATGGTCTGATTCATGCCCGACAGCAGCGAATTGCTGAACTGCGCGAGCATGTTTTTCCACGTCATGTTGCCGCGCATCATGTTGCTGATCAGGCCCTGCATACCTCCTTGAAGGGTGTCCTGCATGCTTTTCTGCACGTCATTGAGCTGCGTGCCCATCGCCTTGATCTTCTCGATCTGGGCTTGCATGGCGGCGATCAGCGTCGGGTCTTTCAGGGCTTCGGCGTACTTGAGCGCTGCTTCGGCGGCTCGCTCCATGGCCGGCGCGATGTCCTTCTGTGCCGCGATGTCCTGCTGCGCCGACTGCTGGCCGGTGATCGAGCCGGATTCCTTGCGCGCGGCGATCAGCTGTTCCTCGGCCTGCAGCTGTTCCTTGAGCTTTCTCAGACTCTCGACAGAGTCGGCATACCCGGCGAGATTCACTGCATGGCCACCCGTGGAGGACATCGTTTTGATGTTCTCAAGGTGCGCCTGCATGGACGCCACCAGCGCAGGTTCTTTCATGGCCTTGGCGTACTTGATCGCCGCCTGAGCGGCGCGTTCCATCAGTGGAGCCAGTTCTTTCTGTGTCGCTACCTGCTGTTCAGTAGCTTGGGTCTTCGTGAGTGAGCCGCCCTTCTGCTCGGCCTCAATGAGTTGCTTGCGCGCATCCAGTTCCTGCTGCAGCTTGGAAAGATCGCCCACCGACTTGGTATATCCAGCCTTGTCAGCCATCGAGCGACCCAAAGCGGTCGCCTTGTTGGCATCCTTGATGTCGCCGCCTTTTCGCAGGATTTGTGCATAGCCAGCATATTTATCAAGCAGCGCCTGAACGGGGTCAGCCATCTTGGCGGACTGTTCCTCGATCATTTTTTTTATGCGGTCAAAAAGATGCTCTGCGCGCTTATTCCCCGTGGCAACCAATCCGCCGGGATGAAATTTCTTTGATGCGTCAAGAAGTGCCTGACGCTGCGCGTCCTCGGCGTTCGGGACGCTGGTGGGTGCGCGCAGGCCGGTCGACTTCGGCAGCAGCCCCATGCGCTGCAGGGCTTCGCGCATGTAGTCGCTGGCGTTCGCCTGCTGCGTGCCCTCGAAAGCAAACATGGATGCGCGGGTCGCGTCGCGCGCACTGGCTGCGGCCGCCTGCGATGTCTTGGAGGACTCGACCTGTTGCGACGCGCTATCGACACGGCTGGCCAGCGAATCCAAACCGACCGCGCGCAGCATGGAGGCTTCTTTCTGCCCCAGCTTGGCGACAAACCCCATGGTGCCCTGGTAGAGCTTCGTCCACAGCGCGTCGAAGCCGGCCATGATCGAGAGAATCACGCGTTCCATGAAATGCTGAATGGCCATGCCGGCGACCTGCACATTGCGCACGGCATAGCCCAGACCGAACACCGCGGCGAACGTGCCAGCCAGCCGTAGCAGCACGCCTCCGATCGCTGCCGCGCGCGCCGCCCAGGTCGTAGCGATCGCGCCGGATGCTGCTTCACTCTCTGCCGCGGCTGCTGCCGATGCCGGACCGATCTTGTTCGTCCAGCCGACCAGGCTGCTGATGCCGCCGATCATGCGACTGAAGCCCTTGACGGTCAGGAACGCACCGAACGCCGCCGCTGCCGCCGACAACACGCCGGTCATCTTCGGGAACTGCATGGCCAGCCCATTGATCAGCTGCAGGAAGCCGTTCAAGGCCTCGATGACCTTCGTCACCGCAGGCAGGAACGTCTGGCCGATCGAGGTCTCCAGCGAGGACAGCGCTGCATGAAAGGCTTGCACCTGACCGGCTTGCGTCTGCGAGAAGAGCTGCGCGGCGTTGTCGCCGGTCGCCGACGAGTTGATGCGTGCGCGCTGTGCGTTGATGCGCGAGGCGGTGCCGGGGTTGGCCGCCACATACGCGAGGTTGCCGACGTTGACGCCACCGGTCGGCCCGAACAGCTGGATCGCCAGACGGTCGAGCGCCTTCTGCAGCCCTTCGCCGGTGTCGGAGTTGCCGCCGGGGAAATACATACCGGGGTGCTTGTTGACGTAGGCGACCATGGACGGCGCCAGCGTCTTCATCATCCAGCCGATCGGGTCGGACGAGCCTTCGGCGGTGCCCTTGATCTTGGTCAGCGTGTTCATGCTGGTCGTCTTGCTGCTACCGACCGCGCCGCCGGACTCGATCATCCCCATCTGCTGCAGCAGCTGATAGGTGACCTTGTTCATCTTGCCGCCGAGCATGGTCTTCAGGACCATGGATGCGGCCGTGCCGGCTTGCGACACACCACGCCCACCACCGCCCCCGCCCCCGCTATGGCCGGCCGTGATGAACTGCTCGGCGAACGCCATCAGGTTGGCGATGCCGGAATCATTGGCCAGCGCGCCCAGACCGTACTTCGACTGGCGCAGCACCCGCTCCTGGTTCTGCAGGTTCATGCGCCCTTGCGAGGCTTCGGTGATCTGCGTGGCGAGGTTGGACGCCTTGACGATGCCGGTCGAGGACATGGACAGGCCGCGGCTTTCCGCGATGCCCAGCATGTTCTGGATGATGCTTTTCAGGTCGCCGCCGGAGACTTGCTGTACCGCGAAGGCGTTTTTCAGCACCTGCGGGAGCGCCTCGTTGATCAGCTTCTCGTTGTTCTGGCCGGTGGCCAGGATGAACGCACGGCGCCCTTCCATGACCTGATTGGCCGAGGCATAAGCCGGCGTGTTGCGCTCGGACCAGTTGCGGGCGTAGTTTGCCGCATCCCCCGAAAAGCCAGCCGCGCGCATCGCCGCCATCTGCGTCTGCATGTCGGCAGCGGACTTGACCGAGGCCATCAGGCCCTTCTCGATCTTGAAGCCGGCCCACAGTTCGATCAGGCCTTTCATGGTGCCACCGAGACTACCCAGCTTTCCGTCGAGCGCGACGGCTGCATCACCAGCCCCAGCGATCTCGGCAGACGCGGCATTCGCAGCCACGCCCGTTTTCTCGAAGGTGAAGATGGACTTCAGCATGGCGCTGTCCATCACGTAGGTGGCTTCACCCAGTGCCACCGTTTCGGCGGCCACTTTGTTGATGGTCCCCATCAGGCCCGTGGCGGCGATACCCATGCCTTCCATGGATGCGGCGGCTTCAGCAGACGATGCACTGATCTTGGCGGCAGCTTCGCGCCACTTCATGATCATGGCGCTGGATGCCATGGAAAACTGGCTCGATGCCGCTTCGGCAGCGACCCCGACCTCTTCCGTTGCGGCCGACGCCTCAGCCGATGCACTCACGATGCCTTGTGCGGCGCGCCGCCACTTCATGATCATGGCGCTGGTGGCAAAAGACACTTTTTCTGAGGCTGCGGTCGTCATGGAACCGACTTCTTCGGCCGCTACCTGTGCTTTTTTTGATGCGTCCGCAATCGATCGCGCGGCTTGATTCCACTTCATCAGCATCGACGACGTGGCAAACTTGACCTTTTCTTCGGCGCGCGCCGATGCATCACCCACAAGGCTGATGGCATCGGACGCCGATTTGCTGGACGCACCGACAGCGCCAAAGCTTTTCGACATCGCATTGAAACGCTGCGTGATCTGCGACGCCATCGCCGGCAGCTTTTCCAGCTTTGCCACGAACTCGGCCAGCGGACCACTGGCAAAGTCGGCCATGGTCAGCCGCATTGCTACCTGCATGTCTGCCATGGGTTATCCTTTGATCGTTATGGTTGTGTCACGGAATGCACGCCCCATTGCGGGGAGTGACCTGCTCAGTCCTTGAGCAGGCTTTCAATGGCCTTCTTGGCTTCGTCTCCGCCACCCAGCGCCAAGCCCGCGCCAAGCGCAATGGCCTGAGCTTGTGACGCCATCAGGCGGCGGCGGCTTCGCTCGGTGCTTCGGACGTAGAGCTGGATTTGTCCGAGGGTGTATCCGTCGATGTCGGCTCGGCGATGACCGGCTCCGATGAGGATGCCGACGAGCTCGCCCCATCCGATGTCGCCGCCTTTTGCACCATCCCGAACATCGGGAGCACGCGCTGGACGAAAAAATCGGCGTTCACCTCCAGCAACGCCTTCGTCAGCGCCACGCCGTCATCGGAGCCCAGACCGTCGACCCACTCGCGAGGCTTGTTGGCGGCGAAGGCGATGAAGTCCAGCAGGCCATCCCCGCCGGCCGCCAGCAGATCGACGATCCGCATGGGCCAGTCGCTGGCGAGGCCGAACTGCACCTCGCCGTCGACCTTGCCGACCGAAAACACCCCGGTACTGCCGAGGCTGACGCTGATGGGTTGGAGCAGCTTGGCTGCCTTCGGGAGCTGCCCGAAGGTGAACGGCTGCAGGGTGAGTGCTTCCTTGCCGACCGTGATCTCACGGCCGGGGAACAGGGTTTCCAGGTCAGTCATGATCAGGCCTTCGCGAACGTGCCGTAGTAGATGCCATCGGTCGCGGTCGAATCGAACAGGATCGCGCCGTCGAGCTCCAGGATGCCCTCCTTCTTGCTGATCAGGTCGAGCATCTTGGTGAAGTCGAGCTTGGCGCGCTTGATCAGCACCGGAATCCCCTGGAAGCCGTTGCCATTGGGCGACGCGACGTTCAGGCCGTTGAAGCGCAGCGAGATCTCTGGCGACGGCACCGACAGGATGTTCGTCGAACCGTTGTTGGCGCCGTAGGTATAGCCAGCGGTCAGCGGTACCGGTGTGGTCGGCGGGTAGATGCTGGCAAAGAAGCTGCCGGCGGTGGTCAGGGTGGTGAACTGACCGAACTGCGCGCTGTAGGTGAAGTCGGTACCGGCGACCAGCGTTTTCGACGTGATCGACGCTGTGGCTGCTGCGCCCGTGCCGCCGCCACCCGTGAAGCTGATGGTCGGTGCCGAGGCATAGCCGCTGCCCGGGTTGGTGATCAGGATGCCGGTGACAGCGCCGCCCGACACGACAGCGGTGCCGGTGGCCGTGACGCCCGAGGTCGGGGCCGTGAAGGCTACTGTCGGCGGCGTGGCGTAGCCGGTGCCTGGCGTGCCAACGGTGATACCGGTGACGATACCGGTCACGGTCGCCAGCGTCGGCGCCGCCGTCAGGCCGAAGTTCGCCAGCGGAGACATCAGGCCGGCATAAGCGGTGACAGCCTCGCCCGATACCGTGCCGCCCGCATTGGCGGTGCCGACTGCGCTGTACAGCGCCAGCGCCAGATTCTGCATGCTCCAGATCGGCAGCTGCAGCTTGAAGTCCAGCGGGATCGACACCGGCACATGCAGCGCCACGCCACCGAAGCCGGTCACGTTTTCCTCAACCTCGACGGTCTTCTGCTTGCTGTTGACCTGCAGTGACTGAGTATCGCCGAAGTAGTTGTAGCCGCCGATGATGGGGCCGTTGGACTGCCGCGGCGCCCAGAAGCACTGGCCCTGGCCGATGTAGTAGGTGGTGTCGGAAAGTGCAGGCATGATGCGATCTCCAGGTGAGCCGCGCGAAAGGCGGAAACGAAAAAAACCGCCCAAAAGGCGGCTCGTAGGGATGAAGCGGTGAGGCGGTTTACAGTGAGCCGGCGTCCACCAGGAACGTCAGGCGATAGCCCATGCGGTCGGGATTGACCAGCACCAGCTTGGTGGTGGTGAAGCGCCAGCGCTGGCCGGTGGGCGCCTCGGTGCCGTGCACGGTCTTGGCGACCAGCTCGATCAGCGGCAGCTGGTTGGTGATCAGATCCTGCTGCCCGATGTAGGGCACGTAAAGCATCACGGCATAGCTCAGCAGCGCTGGCAGGTTGGTGCTGGGCAGACGGCTATTGGCGTCGACCGTGCTCTGAGCAGCTTCGAACAGGATCCACGCGGCCGGCAAGGTCATCTTGGTCAGGCCGGGATCGGGGGATTTGCCACCGACCGCCAGACCGGTGGCCGTCGCAATCGCCGGGATGGCCTGAACCTTCGCGTACAGGTCACTGGCGCACAGATCAATCACGCGCGAGCCTCGACGGCGTCGCGCAGCTCATTGAGCACCTTGCCGAACTTGGTGGCTTCGATGACTTCCTTTTCGCGCAGCTCCGCGCCAACCTCGATCAGCCAGCGAGCGACATCTTCCGGCAGGTCGACCTCGCTGCCGGCGGGATAGGTCACGCCTTCGTGCGTGTGCTGCTGGGCGAGCTTGATTCTCATGGCGTTCCCGTTTCGATGTAGTTGAGCCAGAGTCCTTCGTAGAACGGCAGCGCGGCATCGTTCCATCCGAGGAATTCGCGCGCCGGCATGTCTTCGGTGCCGTCTTGCAGGTAGGCCGCATAGTCCAGATCGGACCCGATGTCGACCCAGCCGACGTGCTCCATCGCGTCGACGGAAAAGCGGATGCTTTCGAGCAGATCGCCGTCATCCCAGAGCAGACCCTGGCCGGCGTTTCCTTTGTGCGTGCGATAGTCCGCGGTCGATGCCGCCCACGGTGCCCAGTCGCCGCCCCATGGATTGATCTTGCTTTGCTGGATCCGTGCGCGGACGTTTTTGACTTCCGACTTGCCGATGATTTCCAGCACCGGGCCGGGGAACTGCGCCCGCGCCACCATCGCGCCAAGCTCGGACAGTGCCTGCTCGACGTTGACCTCGACGCCGATCATGCGTTGGGCTGGTACGGCGTGGTCGCGATGACGGCGCCGAGGAAGCCGTAGCTCACCGCGTCCATCTTGTAGGCGTTGCCGTCGTCGTCGGTGAACATATCGCCGGCCTGCACCTTGTCATCCGTGAGCAGCGGCAGGTACATCGTCCATTCGGGCATCGGCGCGCTGCTGTTGCTCGGCCCCGGAAAGCCCACCGGCTCGCTGAATCCTTTATCGCGCTTAAGCTGCATGTTGCAGGGCCAGCCAGTCAGAATCGGCGTCGTGGTTTGCACCGCACCGCCGCCCGTGGTGAATGACTGCACCGCGCGCGTGACGGTGATCGTGTCCGTGCACAGCATCGCCATCGGCGGACGCAAACCGCCATCGACCATCACCCAGATATCCGATCCGACCAGGATGTCGCCGACCTGCACTTGCGAGGTGTCGACGAACGCGCGCCACAGGATCGTGGCTTGCTTGGCGATCGTCTTGAACTGGGCATCGGGTGAAAACACGGCCGGCAGCGTGCCAAGCAGGTTGGCCGGTTGAATCGGCGTAATCGCGCCGCCGCGATACCAGCTGTGCGGCGTGCCAATGCGTGAGGCGGCTTTGCCGTAGCCCTTGGCGACCAGTGCCTGCAGCGTCACGCCGTCCATCAGTATTCCTCGCCCATACGCTTCTGCACGACGTACTGCATGCGCGCCAGGTGACCGGCGACCTTGAGCAGATCGTCTGACCCTGACCAGTTCGTGCGCATGGAGAAGTCGCCCGCTTCTTCGAGCAGCGTGATTTCCATGGTCTCGCCGCTTTCCGCACGCGCCAGTGCTTCTTTCAGCATCGTGACCACGCGCTCGTTCGCTCGACGCTTGAGCTCAACGACGGCCATCAGACGACCATCTGCAGGGTGTTGCTCGGCCCTTCAAACTGGGGCCCAGCCGGGATACCCAGAAACGCGCACAGCTTGCGCCGCCAGTTGGCGAAGAGTGCATCACGGTCCCGAACCTCGTTTTTATTGTGCGTCCACGGCCCGGCCTGATCGGTGTCCAGATTGCCGCCTGCGGTCGGGATCGCTGTCTCCAGCGTGTAGAGGTTGGTGAGGTAGGTGGTGACCACCACAGCACCCTCGCTCTGGCTGACGTGCTGCAGCCGATATTCCAGCGCCAGGTACTGCTTCAAGATCCACGGGTACGGAAACACGACATTGCCGTCACCAAGCGCGGGATAGCCGCAGAATCGCCGGATATCCACCAGCTGCGCATCCGTGAAGGCGTAGGGCGTGAAGGCCATCGGTCAGTCCTCGCGGAACGGCGCGCCGGCACGGTGCAAGCGCTCGATCAGCGCCACGTCACTCTCCGGATCAAAGGCATGCCCAGCCGGCCACCAGCGCGAGCGCCCGTGATCGACCAGGCCGAAATTGCGGGCCAGCACGAAGCCCGAAGGCTCCGGCTGGCGCGCGCACGTCTCTTGGCCGGCAACATCAGGCTGCCGGCGGTTGTAGGGACGTGCCATGGCTTACAGCGATTCCAGAATCACGCCGCGCTTGTAGGCCGAGTTGCTGGCCGTCGGGATCGTGTTCGGGTTGGTGGTGATGTCGCTCGGCACGGTGAATCCGCCGATGTAGCTCCACGACTGGGTAACGACCTGCTTGAGCGCGTCCAGCGGCTCGCGGGTGATGTGGGCGATGTCGTCCTCCATCACCATCATGTCGTCGTCGTCCGCCTCGGTGGCGCCGGCGTAGCCCTCGCGGGTGAACACACCCTCGACCAGCGCACCCTCGCCGCACAGCGCGCCATAGTTGACGGTACCGACGCCCGAATACGCCGCGTTCGGGTTCAGATTGGTCTCGATGAGCTGGATGCCAAGAAGTTCGGCCACGACACCAAGGCGGAATTCCTCGGACTTCGGCTGCCCGCGGAAAAGCAGCTTGAAGTCTGGATCGGAAAAGAGGCCGACAGACTGCTTCGGGCTAGCATAGAAATTATACATACCAGATCCCGGCACAGGCATCACGCCGCTGGCCGACAGCTGGGCCTTGGCGTTCAGCAGCATCTGCATCGTCAGCCTGCCGCCGTTCTGGCTGGTTGAGCTACTGATGCCCCAGGCGGTCGCGGCCATGATGGAGCCGGTGGCCGAGTCATACGGACGCTGCACCAGCGGCGCCACGGCCGACTGCACGGCGTTCTTGGCGGTGGCATCCGCGACGGTGACCGAGCTGGCGAAGGTCAGCGTGCCGGAAATGCCTCCGGGGCTGATCGACACGTTGGAGCCGTCCACGGCCACACCGGTCAGCGAGTAGACATCGGAGCCGACGGTCACGTTGACCGGGTTGCTGACGGAAACCGGCACATACTGGCCCTCGCTGTTCCAGGTGTTCTGGAAGCCCGATACGTCGTCGACGCTGATCGTCACGCCCGCAGCGCCCAGCGTGACGCGGACGAAGGTGTTGCCGCCCAGATACGAGGCATACAGCGCGCGCTGTGCCAGCGTGTCGACCGAGCGCGCGGCCTGCTCGCCGAGTGCCTTGGCGTTCTGCAGGAACAGGCTGGCGATGGCGACACGGGAGGTCACGACGTTCAGCATCTGGTTGGCGGCGTACTGGTTGACGCCCAGCGTGTACTGCTCGACGCCGTAGTTCTGCGGAGTGAGTCCGGATGTGAAGTCGGCGTTGGCCGCCGGAGACATCGCGGTAGTGATCGCCGGCAGCAGGCCGCGGCGGGTCTTGGTGATGGTTTCGCCGATGCCGGCCGCGAACGGCTCGCGCGCCGCGATGGCACGAAAGCCGAGCTTGGCGCGCAGGGAATCTTGGAAATCACGCTCAAGAAAGCCCAGCTGGATGACGGACTGCAGTGACGCGGGGAGATTGTTGATGCTCATGGTCGTTTACCTTTGAGAGAGGTTTACGTGCCATGGGCGCCTGGCCCCGATGCACTGCTTTGCCGGCCTATCCGGCGTTAGAGAACGGTGTTACGCGTAGCCGAGTCGGCGCTTTTCCGCCTTGTATTCCTCGGGGGTCATCTCGCTCGCTTTCTTCGCCGCTGGCGTCTTGCTTTCCGGCGTTTTCTGCGTGCTGGATGTGGTCTTGGTGAACAGGTAGGGCTTGGCCTTGCGCAGCGCGTCAATCGCGTCGTCGGCGCCCTCGATCTCGCCGCTTTCGGCCAGCTTGACCTTGCTCATATCGACGAAAGCGAGCCCGTCCAGGTCGACGATGCCGGCCTTGACCGCAAAGGCCTTGAGTTCGGCCTTGATGATGCGGAGCTGGGCCGACTTGCTTACCTCTTCGATCTTGCCGGTGGCTTCCTCAGCCGCCTTTTTCGCCACGTCAGCAGCTTCGGCGGCCTTTTTCTCGGCCTCCTGGGCGCGGAGCCGGTAGCCGGCGCTTTCCTGCCGCAGCTCCTTGACGTAGGTGGCGCTGAAGGTTTCGGCGGGAGCGGGGGCCGGAGCCGGAGCGGGTGGACCACCACCGCCGACCTCTCCACCTTCGGGACTCATCAGGACGTATCGCTTGCGCAGCATCTGGCTGTCTCCATAAAAAAAGGCGCCATCAAGGCGCCCGGGTGACCCGATCCATCAGAGGATCAGGCGGTGATCTTTTCCTGAATCTGCGGCGCCTGCGCAGCGAGCTTGGCCTGCTCAGCCTTGATCAGCGCCAGCTCGGCCACCGGGTCAGGAACGTCATACTGCTGCGCCACAATGCCCACGGCCGTTTCCTGCGACATATGCCCCGCATCGGTATGCGTGCGCAGCGTGCTGGCACTCCTGGACAGGTCAGCGAAGGTTGGCGCGTACCATGGCGGCCACTTGAGGCTGACTTTGGCCGCGGTGAGCTTCGGATAGGCGGTGCCATCCCGCGCGATCAGCTGCGAGGACGCGCCCACCGTGACGATCATTTGCAACAGCGACTGCAAGCCGCCGCCATAGGTGATGCGCAGCTGGTCGGCCAGCCAGATCAGCGGCTGGTTCAGCATTTCCATCGCGCGGCCGGATTGCGCCGCCGCCAGCTTGTCGGGGTTGACGCGTGAGGCGTGCAGCTGTTCCAGCGCCAGTTCGCGCATGAACTTGACGTAGTTGATGACCGCCTCGGATGCGGCGCCGTCGATCTCGACCAGCTTCGCGTCGCCATCCTTTCCGACGATCATGGCGTTGGCGGCCGAGCGCACCATCTTGCCGCCGGCATCGCTCGCCGGTTCCTTGATCAGCAGCAGCGGGTCGCCCGCATAGCGCAAGGCGCGTGCGCCCTGGCTCAGCTGGTACTCGCATTCGATCTGGGTGTTGATCGCCTCATCGTTGAACGTGGGCGCGCCGTCGATGCCGTTGCCGCCGGCCAGATTCTTTATCCACACCACCGGCACGAAGCCGAGTTCGTGCGGCACCGTGCGCTTGCGATCAAGCTGCGGCGGCTTGTTGGTCTTTTCCTTGTCGATCTTCTGCGGCAGATACCATTCTTCCGCGGCATCCGTCCACACGCGCTGCCACCAGAAAACAGCCGGCAAATCCTTGTCGGGGATGTCGTAGCCCATGGCTGCCAGATCATCGCCCTTGACCTTGAACCGCTCCATGACGCTCAGCAGCATGTCGGGGCGCTTCGGATTCCATGCCGGCGTCAGATAGGTGGTGTCCATCACGTCGACGTAGATCCGGCCCTCCAGCACGCGCAGCCACAGCGCGATGCTGCCTACGCTGCCACGCATCGCGGCATCGACCATCGTCAGATTGAGACTGGTCTCGCTGATGATCGCCTTGAGCGTTTCGGCCGAATCCTCATCCTCGTGGCTGATTTCCGGGAAGTGGCCTTCGGAGAACAGCATCGCGACGGACTGGCTGACGGCCAGCGCGCAGAGGTTATAACGCACACACGGGCGCCGCTCGCGCAGCTTGATGTACTCGTTCGCGCCGTTCTGCTCTTCGTCGAAGCTGTACTTGAGCACGTCGTACATTGTGCCGTCGAGCACACGCTTCCACGCCTGCATCTGCGCCACGCGCGGCGGCAAATCCTTGTCGGCCGGGTATTGCTGCTGCAGGCGGCGCCACATTACTTGTTCAGCTCCCGCTTGGCGGCAGCCTTCACCACGGCAGCCTCATGCGCCGAGATGTTGCCGACGTGCAGCGCATGGCTGGCACCGCTCAGCGCGGCGCGTGCGTGCGACTTGTCGGGGATCGGAAAGCTGCGATTCGGCCCGGCAAACTTCGCCGCCGGGATCGCGTTGCGTGCGCTGGTGGTCAGTTTCACGTTGTCACCTCTGCATGTGGATGGATTGGGTGAAGTGCGCCTGCACCGGCTTGATGATTGGCCAGTTGAAATGCACCAGGTAGCCCAGCGCGTCCGGGGCGTGATCCTTGCCTTCGGTCTTGTCCGGCTCGCCGTTCTTGTCGTAAATCTGCTGCTCCAGGCAGGCCGTCGTGACCGGCGCCAGTGCGGCATTGATCTTGAGCCGCCTGTCTCCAAGCGAATTGCAGATCACGCCACCCATCGCCATCACGCGTTCTTTCACGAACGGGTTGCGGCTGGGTACGTGAACCGTGAACCCCGCGCGTTGCAGCAGCAGGATGTCGGACTCGGTGGCGTTCACCGTCTTGTTGCTCTGCCCGCTCGCATCCGGGTAGATGTGAATCTGGCGGTTCGGGAACTTCTCTTTGATCGTCGTGATGACGTGCGGCGTATCTCGTAGCTCCGTCAGTTCGCCGACGATGTGCGGGTTGCCCTGGCGGATTACCGTGATGACGCTGGTGCAGTTGTAGACGTTGAAGTCCTGCCCGATGTGCAGCTCGTCGCCAGGCTGTACCGTGTCGGTCGTGCCGTTCTTGATGCGGTCGAAATCGGGATAGACAGCGCCCGATGTCAAGTTGACGAAGCGCCCTTCGATGTACGCGTCGATCAACTGCGCCGGGTACGATCGCTTCAGCGAGTCGATGTAGCCCGCTGGCAGATTGCGCTCGTTGCTGTAGGTGCTGGCCCGGATCAGCCGGTAGCCTTCTGTCGGCTCCTTTTCCCATCGCTCATAGACGAACCTGAAGCCTTCCGGCGTCGTCGCCACACCCACCGTGTTGATGGACTTATCCGGCTTCTTCTGCCGGTTCCGCGCGATGATCTGATTCCATGCATGCGCGGCATCGGCCGGCTTGAGCGTGTCCAGCTCGTCAACGATCGAATCGGCGACCTCGTAGCCGACGATCCGTTCGGGGTTGTCCAGCGTGCGGAAGATGATCTGGCCGCAGCCGGCAATCGAAATGACGTGCTCAGCCTTGTTGAGGCTGAACTTGACGCCTGCCGCCCGGAGCGTGGCACTGAACCGCGGATAGCCGATCATCCGCACCAGGTCGTATGTCGGCAGGTAGTAGGCCACATCCTGCAGCGGATACGCCCATTTCAGCCGCAGCGCGCGCTTAAGGCCTGCATCTGTCTTGCCGGATCCGAAGCCACCCACGAAAGCCGGAAAGGCGTCAGCCGCGGTGACGAAGTCGTGCTGTGGTGCGCTGGCCTGAGACACCAGCACGCGCTTGCTCATTCCGCGTAAGGCCGCGTTTCGAAGCCCATGATGTCGGCGTTTTCGCCGTCGCCGGCGTCCAGCATTTTGCGTGTGCGCTCCAGGCTCTCAATCCGCAGCATGCAACGGTCGATGATGTACGTGTAGTCCTTGACCTTCTTTTTCACCGAACGCACGGCGATGGTCATGCCGCCGCCTTCGTTTTCGATGACTTCGTCGATTTCCGGCTCAGCCTTTGCAGCTTTCTCAGCATCCAGCGCGCGCGCCAGTCGAATGCGCGCCAGGCGCAGTTCGTGGTCGACGCTGCCAAGCTCAAGGGCTTGGTAATCCGCCTGCTCAGCCTCGGTCAGGCGCTTCATGTAGATGCCGTGCTTGACCGCGTTGGTGTTGCCTCGCTGGTCTTTCGGCCCGGTGCTGGGGCCGCCATGCATACGGCATCGGCCGTTCGGCATGCTGTTTTGCTTACACGGTAGCCCGTTACGCGTTTTTGCCCCGCATTTGCCGGCCATCAGGGCCTCCACTCACGGAACGATTGCACATCCGGTCAAAACAACGCTTTCAGCGCTGCCAGCTCCGACTTGACCCAGGACACCAGCGTGCGCGGCTGGGTGGCCAGCTCGTCAATACGCGATTCGATGTTGGCGACAGCGGCTGCAGCCGGGTGCACATCGGCGGGAGATGGCGCAGCAGGCGCCGGGGTTTCCGGCACTGCCGGCGCTTCGGTAGCCGCGGGCTCTGCAGGCGCTTCCGGCAGGATTTCGGTATCTTCGATCATGTTCAGTCCCTCAGCTTGATATTCGGTTTCGTGCGATCCGCATGCGCGTCGGCTGCGGTGTAGAGCATCAGCGCGACAGCTTCCTCGCAGCCGTGCATCGAGAGCGATTTAACATGCCCGTCCTCGCGCCAGACCACTGCGCAGACGTTGCCGAGCATCCCGTGTGCCGTGATGACGTTGCGGGCGTCGTTGTCGATCCGGTCGGGCATGGTCACAGCGGCGGCAGCCTGTCGCGGTTGCGGCGTTCCACTGGTGGAGCCCAGCGCTTGCGGTAGGCCACATCCGCGCGCCACTCCCACGCCAGCCACACGATCAGTGCGATCAGCAGGGCGGCGTAGCAGAAGGCGAGGATTCGCATGGTCAGTGGCCTGGCGGTTGGATCGCTTGGATCTTCGTGAGCTTGTCAATGTCGATCTTGATCGCGGTCTGCAGGTCGAGTGTGTACTGCGCCCATGCGGCGTTTGTGAATTTGAGTGGGAATACCGGCATTGGCGCTGCTGTCGTCAGGCTCGCTGGTAGGGCGATATATACCGGCACAGCAACACGGACTGTCTCAATGCGCACTGCCGGAGTTGGCGTGCAGCTGATCAACAACAGCAGCGGGAGTGCTGCTAGCAATCGACCATGCCTCGACACTCGGAAACTGCGCATAGATCACCGTGAGTTTGTGCGTTGCAGTATTACGCTGCGTCTGCATCTGCTGCGCGTACTGTTCGGCGGCATCGGCGTAGGTTTTGCTCAGCGCAAGGTCGGCAGCGTCTTTGTGCGCCCAGTCCCGGTTTGCCTGCTGCAATGTGGCGATAGTGGCAAGCTGCGTTTTCTGCGCCGCAACATACGCGGCAGACTGTGCCTGTACGGCGGCAACCTTGCTGCGGTAGTGGCTGATCTCGACGTGCTGCCAGCCGATCACGCCAGCGGCGGCCAAGGCCAGCCACGCCCAGACCGGCACCTTGCGCAGCAGGCCGAGGACGGCGATCACAGCATCCCGTCCTTGCCACTCATCAGCCACCAAACGAAGAGGATCGCGGCGCCAACGATGACCGCTCCGATCACAACCACCGTGGCGACGATTTCTAGGACATGCATCACGCGTGCTCCGATTGGCTGATTTTCACCAAGTGATATGTGTTCAGTACGCTCTCAATCCCAGAACCGCTGAAGTGCGGATCATGGGCGAGTTCGCCATTTCGATAGATCACTGCATGCCTCACGCCGCGGGCCGATTTACCCGATGCGATGTAGAACTCAGGGAGCTTGTCGGTCTGATGCCCTTCCAGCCAGAATCGCTCATAACCGAGTCGTTCCAGCCATTCGTCAATTCGATGATCCCAATCGCCGCGCCCGAACATCTGGTCAAAGGGAGGGACCATCCAGAGCGGCATGTCGAGCAGGGATGCGTAGCAGGCGGCGAGGCAGTTGCCATTTCCGATACCTTCATCGGAATACAGCCTGTCCTGTTTAACTGGCCGCATCACGCGTGCTCCGAATTATCGTTTGCGACCTTGCCGATCGGCTTGCGCGTCACGTTGCGCAGCCAGACCACGATCACGCCGAGGGTGAAGCTGATCGCCGCGTCCGCCTTGCCGACGTAGGCATGCAGCATCGTGCTGTTGTCGCGGGCGTATTCGAGCACCGGCGCGGCGGCGATCAGGTGCGTGCCGAGCCACACGGTTTTGCTCTGCCACCAGCGTTTTGCATCGGCGTAGATCGTCATGACGTGCCCTCGAACATGGCGCGCTCAGCGGCGCGGCGAGTCACCAGCCCCGGCAGTGGATGACCGCCAGCCATGACCCAGAATCGGAATTGAGCAGCGGCCTCGGAATAACGACCCTCATTGAGCAGCCGCAGCAGCGTGGAATCTCGCAGCCGGCCTTCGCCCAGGTTGAACACGAAGTCGCACAGGGCGTCGAACTGGCCCTGTGTGAGCGGAACGGTCACCAGCGAGCGAACCCCATCAGCCGCTGCATCGAGGTCATCGACCAGCATGTCCTCGGCCTGCTGCTGCGTGATCGTCTGGCCTTCGGTGATGCCGCCCGTCGAGCCATAACCTACCGTTAACACGCCCACCGAGTCACGGTAGGCGGTCAGCCGGCAGCCTTCGCTGGCCTTGACCAGGTCAATGCAGGCTTGGCTGGGGTGGTAGTCGGTCACTTCGACGATCTCGCCATGCTCACCAGCGCCCAGATCGCGGCGCCAGCTGTCGCCATGGTGCCGAGGAATTTCATGAACCGGACGATTCCTTGCGCCGTCTCCCATGCCTCGACCAGCCCACGAACCTGCTGATTGAGGTCACGAACCTCGATGCGCAGCGCATGCATCTCACGCTGCCATTCCGGGGAATCGGGGCTGATTGGGTTAGGTGTCATGCTTTCCTCCGCGTGCAAGTTGCCCCGCACGCGGCGGGTGTTGATAGGTTCCAGCCCGGTCAGCGAGCGGTCTTGGGTGTCGACCACGGCGTTGGGGCTTGTAGACCGCAGCGCAGCGAGCCTCGCGGCTGGCGGGAGTGCGCATGTAGCGGCCGGGCTGGGATTTGCCGCGCTGGATCGCCGGCCGAAGCCCTTTGTCCAGATTGTCCCAACGAGGCGAAGCGGCAAAAAGAAAGCCCCGCTGGTTAGGCGAGGCTTCAGTGGTGCATTTGCTCCGGTGGTAGCGAGCGTCAAGGTCATTGTAGAAATTATTTGGTAGGCTAACAACTACGCAGTAGACGCGGCGGCCAACATTTGCCGGATCGCATCCGCCAGCGCGTCATTGCACCGGCCGAACATCCATTCGTAAGGCTGTTCCCACAACTGACGGTAGCTCTGATGCTTCATCCGCAGTTGTGCTGCCCGCCAGACCACGCCGCGTATGGTGTGCCCGGTTCCGGCGCAGCGCATGCACGAACTGACCAGTTCGCCCTTGATGCCGTTTCCGCGTCCTTTACAGTCCGGGCATATCCGTGGGTCAATCAGTTCGTTCACGACCGCTTTCCGGATCAGGCTGTACGTCTCGTCGATGCGCGGCCACATGCGAGCCTTGGCGCGGTACATTTCGTGGCTGGCAAGCTGTCGCTGGCGTGCCGTGTCGGCGGTCTGTTCGTGGATCTGAGCTGTGACCAGCGCGTCCATCCGCTCCCGCCACTCGCCGAACTGTAGGTCGACCAGGCGCTTGTCGAGATCGGCGGCCGTCAACTTGGCGCCATCAGGCCACCACACCCGGCAGAGCAATTCTCGACCGATGCCGAACGGAACAAAAGCGATCGACGCCGCAATGTCCTGCTGCGTCAATTCCTGAATTCCACCGGAGCCGATATCGAACCGGGCATTTTTGGCGTTCAGGCGCGCCATCAGGTAGGCGGGATGCGTCATAGAAAAGCCCTCAAGGTTTGAAGAATGGTTCGGATTCGGATGTCGTCAGCCCATTTCAGCCCCGTGGCGGGCTTCGGCGGGGTGGTGGCTGCCACACGTAGCGGCACGCGGTCGGCGGCGCGCTCGGTCGGGGTCAGGATGTCGCTGGACGTGCAGCAGCTGTCCGGGCGTGGCTGGCGGCCGGGGCGGATCATGCCGCCCTCGCCTTGCGCTTGGCGCGCTTCTGTTCCCGCTTCATCTCAGCCACAAGCCCTTGCAGCTTGCGCACATACGGATCAGCGACAGCAAGCGGCATCATTTTGTAGTCGGCGCCCATGAATACGGCCAGCTTGTTTTCGATGATGCGGGCTTCAAGCTTGATCGGCGGCATTTGATCCGTGCTCCTCGATCAGGCCAGACCAGTCAATAAACGCCTCGCGCCATGTGTCATACCCCATCACGTACCAGCCACATCCGTAACAGTTCCACTTCCCGAGCGACATCCTCAGCTTAGGTTTCGTCTGCATCATCTTCCCCCGTCGATTCGTGATCCCTGCACCAGTGCAGCGCCTCGTGGTGGTAGTAGCCGTGGCGGGACTCGTGCATGCATCGACCCGCCTGGGCCGATGGGGTGTCTGCGGGCTGGAACCATGCGCAGTCGGAGCACTTGATGGGGGTGGTCATGGCAGCACCACCCGCTTGCCGCAGCGGCGGCACTTGCAGGCGACTTGCACAGGACGGCCCGGTGTCCAATTCTTGACGTTGCCGCCAAGGCTTCCGGGCGGCCACCACGTAGCGGCCATAACCGGCTTCCACGAATGCAGGCCGATGCGGCAGAGGATGTTCATCGGCGTGCCCTCAGCGACATGGCGAACAGGATCATGGTGATTCCGTCGCAGACAAGTTCCGACTCACTTTTTGGAAACATGTTCCATCCAAAATAGGCGGTTTCGATCAGGCCGAATAGCGACGCGAGGATGAAAATGCGGATGTTCATGCAACCTCCCTCGTAAACGCCTCAAACTTCCATCCGACCACCTTGTCCTTTTGCACGCCGATGAAACGGAACGGGTACTGAGCTGCAGCAACCTTGATCTTCACGCGCGCGTCGTCCTCCCAAAATCCCTTGACCTCGTGCACCTCAAGCTCACCGCAGGCCAGCATCACGGCGAAGTCGGGCGTGTAGAACGTGTTGTCAGCTAGTCGCAGCTTCAGCCCCTCGAATACAAACCACGCGATCTGGCCGCGACGCTCGCGCAGCTTCAGATGCTCGGCATACGCTGCCTCCGTCTTGTTCATGCCGCCGACGACTTTCGGCACGCCGCGCGCCCTTGTTGCTCTCCATTTGTTCATGCTTTCCTCGCCATCTGAGCTATCGTCGCGTCCAGTACGTCCATTTCGGAAAGCTTGCGCAGCTTCCACGCCATACGGTCGCCGTGAATCCCATGCTTGCCTTGGTGGCACTCTTTGCACAGCGGAACGGTGCAGTAGTTCCCTGCTCGCTGGCTCATGCCCTGACCGGCGCGGACGTGGTGGGCGTCGCTGGGTCCGGCTTGCTCGCACACGCCGCACGGCAATTCCTTGACTCGGCGCATGTAGTCGGATTCGGCGGCGCGGGTCATGCGGCCTCCGGAAACATCAGCATCACGCCGCGCTGGCGGAAGTCTCGCTGCACCGACTCTGCGTACTCGCTCAGCTGCGCCTTGGTCATCAGCGACGTGACCGGCCATACCTTCATGGCTTCGAGTTTGTTTTCGTAGCTCAGCGGCTTGATCACGCGGTCATACGTGCTGCGAAACTCATCATCGGCCAGTCGAAGAATCGGCACGCCGTGATGTAGCTTGCAGTAGCACTTCCAGCCCATCTCGCTGTCCTCGCGCAGCTCGCGGGCGATCTGTGCATACCATGCATGCGTGATGCTGTTTTGCGGGATGCTGCGATCCTTGCCGGTCTTGATCGACACGCGCAGGTACTTGTGACGATTCCACGCCTCGCGGATATCGCCCAGCAAAGCGCTCAGCGTGTCGGCGCTGTTGACGATGACGGCGGTCATACCTTCCTCCGCCACTTCGCCGACTGAATCCCCTGGCCGTCGCGCGACTTGATCTTGACGATCTCGCCGTGCAGGTGCATCGCCCGGAGCGCAGACGCGACGCCGAGCCACGAGTCGTGGCGGATCAGGTTGGTGATCTGGTTCGTGGTCAGCGTCTGGTCGCCCAGTACGTCGAGAATCTTGCGGTGCGTGTCGTTGCGCGGCTTGGACTTCGACGCCGATACGCGGCGAGGGCTTGGTTTTGCCGTTTCCGGGTCGCGCGCGGGTGCGATCTGGGCATTCATGCGACAAGCTCGAACAGCATCGCGGTTTTGTGTCCATCCTTGTGCCAGCCATGCCGGCGAAGCCTTCCCTGCTCGCACATTTCGCTCAGGGCCTTGCGGGCGACGTTGGGTGTGGTCTTGACCCATGCGGCAGCCTGTACCGCGGTCATCGGCTGGATGCGCAGTGCATCGACCAAGTCATCACGCAGCGGAG